TAGGGCTAATTTTAGTCCAGAAATAGCCCTAATAAACCTGATAGAGGAGCTATGTCTAAATGATACCTGTTTGATAGAGGCCTTTTTGGGTATATTATGTATTTTTTACTCTCAATATATAGCTAAGAAAATAATTCGCCTGGTATTTTTTGCATTTTCACCACTTTAAAATATATTTATGGGTATATTTTAAAGTAGAGTTTGTGATTAGACACAAAGTATGCCTAAATCATACACATTTTTACTTTTTAGAAAAATAATATTTCATATCAGAAACCAAACCATCTTGAAACCAATTCTTAGGTACCCATGATGTATCAAGAGGATCATACCAACTCAAACGAGGTTGTATTTTTTTAGTTTCATCATAAATCAATACATCCCTAACAAACGTATTATCACGAACCATACGAGTAACTGGAAATATATGAGGAATCTTAGGGATAAATACCTTATTCATTTTATCATTATTTTTATATATACAAAATATTAAAAATATGTAAATATTTTCCAGGCTAATATTATAAAAAAATGAAATCCAGACTGAACCCCGCGTGGAAATGGATCAGAAGCAATGTCATGAACATGACATATAGGACAGAAAAGGTTACAGTTCTCCGTGACTGGAAATTGGCATTATTGAATTATATGCTACAAATGCTCGTTGTGATATGGGTTATATATTCTCTATTCAATGAAAAAACATATATTGAACGCGAGGTACCAACTGGTGTCGTGAGTTCATGGGGACTTGGAGGGAATGAATACAATGATAAACAACTTGCCATATACAACAATAACCCGTCATTTTGTGACAATCTCGTAAATTATGCGTTTAATTATTCTGCAGATTGGTATTATAAAGTTCCGATATGTGCGTACTATACAGGTGCCGAATTGATATCAAAATTACCAACGGGTAATGTCATGTTTTTCACGACACATATCGCTGAAACACTCCGACAACGATACACTAAACCTGAAACTGGATGTTTGATGGAACCAAATGGTATCAAAGAATGTATACTCGTTATGGATCAGTGTATTCACACAATGGAAGCCAATTTCTTAGCAGTTGGTATAGAAGATAGTATATTCGCATTCAATCACTATTTCGATTCATCTATAGATTCGGGTCCGAAACCAATAACATATATCAGAAAAGAAGGATCTGAAGAAAATTTATACACATTCGATCAAGGTGAATCTGTTAGACTCAAAATGTCTGAATGGTTAGATATAGCAGGCGTAGAACTCGATAAACGTTTAGATGAACAATCACCCGAATTCGCCAATGACATTACCGGCTTCAACGGTGCTGGAGATGATATAGATAAATATCCATATTTAAGAACAAGTGGTGTACGTTTAAACATTAAAGTTAAATATCACAATTACAACTTACACAAAGATAACATAAAAATAGGAAATCAAGATACATATGCTATAATTAACGTTGAACCAAAGATAGGTTGGTTTTCTAAAGGTGACGAAATATACTACAAACAATTACCAAACACAACCATGTTCGACATAAACAACCCAGTTAATTTAACAACCGGTCAACCCAATGGTATATATGTTGACTTTTACAGGTACGGTATTTTAATTGATATCCAACAAAGTGGTATTGTTGGTGAAGTGAACTACGTTTTCGTTCTGCTTCAATTGACATCTGGTTTGGTTCTTTTGGGAGTTGCATCATCCATTGTAGGATTCGTTGCAAAGTTCTTAATGGGTGACATATCTCCAATTTATAAAAGTATAATACAAGAAGAATTCGACCCCGTTAATGAGGCCGCTCAATATGCCGCACAAGCGTGTGTAGCATCTAAAGTTTTTAAAGAAGCAGATGAAGATGGTAAAGGCGATTTAGACTTCGAGGAACTCAGAAAACTCGTCAAAAACTGTTTCGCGAAAACTTACGAAAGTGGACAAGAAGATAACAATAGTACAGATAGTGATAATACGGAGTCATTCTCACATGATGATGTCACTGCGATGACATATTATTTAATGCGTGCAGCGGATCCAAAACTCAAAGAACGTATTCTATACAAAACAGAGAAAACGTTAGACGAATTAAGAGATTCGGTAATTACATTACACGAATGGCAAGAATTGTGTGTTGCGGGTGTGTTAGAACGCAAGAAAATGCAAAAGATAATAAATCTTAATCCATTTGTTCAAGATATAAAACAGGCTATAGATAATCAGAGAAAAGACGAAAAGGTTAAAATACAAGAACGCGTCAAAAAGTTATTCTCTAAAAAATAATTAAATTAATATTATCCATCCATTTTTATACATAATATACAATTTCATGTATAAAAAGAGGTTTATTTAATGTCTTCCAATGCGTGTAGGATTAACACGTCCAAATGCGGATGAAACAGATGGTATTATTTCACGGGAATCGTGATCCATAGAATCAGATCGTGTAGTCATGGGAGTGGAAACAGATATACCACTAATGGGAGGTGTCCTAGGTTCAAGTAATAGTGATTCAAGCATACCACGCGGTTGAACAAGTGCAGGTCTAGATACGCGCTCAAAACGAGTTACGTTCGCACGTAAAAGATCGCGTTTTTGCTGTACAATTTCATGTCTTAACGACTCGTTATCTTCAAGTAAACTATAATATTCATTTGTTAAATCAATTAAATAACTATCGCGAGCAAAATCTTCACCGGTTAAATATAACTTTTTCAAATTATCACACATTTCCAAATATACTCCTTCGGGTAAAGATTCCTTATGTTCGTCCAAAAGTGACATTGTTCTACGTATTGGGTTATTAGTTATTGTCGTCATTTATTATTATATATTAAAATATTCTATTTTCTAAACATCGTTATTGTCAAAATTTTATTAAAAGTGGGTATTTATATCATACCATCGTCCTCATCTGCCATATCCGCCCATGACTTTTTTTCGGGTTCAACACTCATAGTAGAATGTGTATTTGAAGTAATATTACTTTCGTTTTCCTCTTCCTCAATAGCAATCCTTAATCGTTCTTCCAATGTTTTACCATCAACAATAGTTCCAGTAAATTCGTGATCTGGTAAAGTTGGATCGAATATATCACCGTGTGAATCACATAGGGAACACGGCTCCTTTGGTACTTCACCTGGTTCGTGGTTATGCATAGGTGGTGGGTCTTTAGTTTTTTTACCACTCGACTTTTTACCCCTTTTTACCACTTTTTTACCATTCGATTTTTCGTTTGTTTCCCCTGTTTTACTAACTTCATTAACCACGGGTTTATCCGAATCTTTTTTGTTCTGCATTCTTTTATGCATTACACACATAGTTTCACCGCCATAAACAAATCGAGTACACCGTGTACCTTTAGTCGTAAAACACGAACACTGAACTCGAGTAGATTCATCACGGGGTTTCTTTTTTACACCACTTTTTGGATTTTCAAGTTTTTCAAGCTTCTCTTTCATACTCTCAAGCAATATATTAGTCTTAACAGATTCTTCTTTCAAAATATTTACTTCATTGGTTAAGTGGGTAATTAATTTTGACGATTCAGAATCTCTTCGCGCAGACTCCTCCATAAATTTTAAAAGCATTTGTTTCATTTCATTTGTAGTATTACCAACGTATTCCATTAAGACGTTATTATCACGAATGACGTCGATATTTTTATTAGTAGATACACTCGTCATTTTTATTATAATAATTGTTTTTTACTTTATATAGTATCAACTTAGGTTTTCTTTAACTACTGCAATCAGTTAAGTCAGTTTTTTCGTCTTCAGAAAGTATAAAGTCTAAAGATTTATTTGTACAGGCATCGTCGATATCAGTATAAGTTTTAATTTTTAATTTTTTATTACCATTTTCCCCAAAATCAACCATCATAAATTTATCCTTATGAGTGTCTCCCAATTGCCTGAATCTTATATATTTGTCTTCGCTACCAGTAACAACTTCAAATTTATATTCATCACCAAAGGTGGTAACACTAGTTGCATCAAAAATTTCTATTATCCCCCCGGTACCACGCTTAAGAAAATACTTGTTTCCAGCAGTAACACCTGTACTGGCGGCCACATCAAGGTTCACTTTTAAACGAACCGTACTATTAGCCGCACTTACACCCTCGGGTAATAAAAGAACTTTACCTTTTTTGTTATTATCAATGTGTTTAATCATATCTTTATTAATTGCATTGTTATACAGGTAATATTCATGTTCAGTTATAGATGCAGATATCTCCTCAGTACCGGTTGTAGGTTTATAAGTAAATGTCTTAGCAGATAATAAATCTTTTGTTGCTGAAAGCATATCGACCGTAACCGTATAAGATGGTACATCGTCACCCGTTAATCTAACTTCTTCATTATTTTTGTCTATATAGTAAACGTGAATCATATTTTTACCAACAGCACTAAACTTTTTAGTGGCATCAACATCAAGCGGATCAGCTCCGTCCACTGGTTCTTTTTTATTAGCTTGAAATGTATGAGTAAGACCAGATTCATATTGGGTAAAATATTTAGCATTCTCGGAGGCACCTTTTTGTATTGTATGTCTCATTCTTTCCACGTTTTTCGTTTTAGTTTCGTCAGTTTCGTCAGTTACTTCCTGTTCCCATTTAATTATAATTTTCGAAATCTCATCCCAACCACCACCGTTATTCCACGTTAATTTTAATTTAATGTTCTTAGAAAGCTCCTTATCATCGAAATTACCTTTATTTGCGTACCCCTCACTCGTTTGAATCATATACGATTCAGTTTTAGTATTTTCAACCGTATTATCAGATTTATCCGGGGTTTGTGTAGCCTGTAAATCACCAACCTCAATGGTTGGTCCGACAGTGGTATCACTGGGTGAGGAAGAGGAATCAGTTCCTTTTTTTCTCATAATCAAAAACAGAATAAAAATAATAACAACAAGTGCCACGCCACCGTAAATATATTTTCTTTCCATGTTTATTTATATTATACATTTTTATTTTTATTTTCAAACATGTTTACCTCGATCAAAAGTAAAAATGTGTGAATTATTATGGTTTAGTACACTTGGTATATGTATCTTCAATTGTATCTTCTGATAACAATATATCCATGGATTGGTAAGAACATTTATATGTAAGACCAGTCATGTTCTTGATATCTTGAATTACAAATTTGTGATTAGCCGAAGTCGTATCATCTGAAGTATCGTACATTAAGAATTTGCCTTCGTTACCCACAGGTCTAAGACGTATATAATCAGTTTTTGAACCTTCCAGTATTTCCCATACTATAGATTTAGTTTCGTCGTCCAAAAGACTAACTTCGCGCGGTAAAGTAGTACTATCGGTATCAACGTATCCAAGAAATTTATCCTTAATATTGACACCGTCACCTTTTCTCACAATTTTAAATTGTGAATTATCACCGTTTCGTGTAGCAGGTACAAGTCTAACCCTATGGTACTCACGGTTATCGCCAATAACATCATCACCAAGCAACTCTTCTAGTTTACCGGCACCGTCAAAAAACATATAGTACCCTTTATTTACAAAGTCTTGACTAATTTCAGTTTTCTTATCTTCCTGCTTCGAAAGAGATGGTTCTAACAAAATGACTTTCTTTTCTTGTAACCCAAGCGTTTCTTCCAATTCTTTTTCTTCAATTGGTATAGGAGCTATATCCTTAGGTGTTAATTCCATTTCAGTACCCGTAAGTTTTTGTTTATAAAATAGTTTTACTTTATTTTCACCAACGGCATTGATACCTTCACTATCTTTACCACTAAAAACAATTTTACTAACCGCGTTCTCTTTGAACATTTTTGGTTCGTCCGTTTTCTTAATAGTCTTTTCCTGTTTCTTTACATCGTCTATGTACCGACGAGCAATAATTTCATCTATATCTAAACCGTCTTGTGTATTTTCAAACTTTATACCGACATCAACATTTTTAGATAAGGCTGTATAGTCATCAGTTTTAACAGCACCCGATCGCCCTGAAGCTTCGGCGGGATTAAAAGTTTCGATAAGATTCATTGGTATTATTTCAGCTGTAAATTCACCACGGTTTGTATAAAAATATGCACCGGCGATTACAAGTGAAAGTAAACAACAACACATCATAAGAATCAAAAACATCTTGTACTATTATTACTAATTATTTTAATTTCAATCACAAATCACATAATCGGGATTTCCTTCCACCCCCACAATAATATAAACTTTCAGTACTACTTGTTGTACCATTAAGCTTGACCGTATATTCTTTCGTACGACTACCCGATTCTGGCCATTCCATCTTAACTTCCGTATCGGAACTTTTAAACGTATGTGAAGCGACTTGTTCACCCGTAGATTTGTGAAAAGAAACTGTATAATACGGGTCTGGATCGACGATGTTCTTGAGCGTCGCTTCAACCTTATAACTACCATACAAACTTCTCAATTTAATATCAAACGTCACTAGTTTCAATGCCGATGTAATTTTAATGTCCGGTTCTACGAATTTCCCAGTTTCTTTTTCAGCGTCACACACGCGATCATTAACATCAGTCCAACCATGTCTTTTTGTGAATTGGTAACCTATCCTAAAATAAAGATCAAAATAATAATATTTTTTACCATATTTCATATAGCTTTCTGGTTTCACGTATATCTCTCTAATGTGCCAATTATCATAGCGCCAATCAGGTTGCCAATTACCAGTATCGTCGTATAGCAGTTCGGTAGTTGGTTTAAAAGATGTTCCGTCGTCTAACGTAATATCATAGCGATACACATTAAGTAGACTATTCTTTACCGGTTCTTCTATTACATCCATTATTTTTTGTTTATATTTTTTAAGTATTTCTGGGTTTTTACTTAAAGCTTTTGATGCGTTTTCAAAACTTTCATATTTGTTATTATCTTCATCGTCCTTACTACTAATTGTAACATATTCGTCGTTCTCGTCACGGAATGCATTTTTCAGAAGGCCACTACTATGACAACCGCCGTATGGATACTTAATCCCACAGTGATCTGCGATATCACCTAGACAACGACCTGTTACCTTTTTAAGGTCTAACGTGTGTGTACTCTTATTTATTAAAATGTCTTCGTTACTGTTTATATCCGTATATATTAGTTTAATAACATACTTGAATGTCTCGTACGAAGATTCTTCGTGATCCACTGTAAATATGTTGTCTTTGTATGTTGTTTTATTTTTATAGACCCGTTCCCCATTTTCTGTAACCCACCCTCGCTTCTGATCGACTACTGACTTTGTATCTTTCACGTCTTTCTTTCCTAATTTTTGTGTTTTTAAAACAGTTCCATCTTCGCGTTCAATTTGGATTCTATACGATTCGTCATGGTTCGTAATATCTGCGATTTTAAAGGTAACCGTTTTAACTATAAAACTCACATCTTTAGTAAATGTTGGTGCAGGTGGTGGTCGTATATTTGGCATCATGTTTTCACAATCTTTGTATCCGCTGTACGACCCCCATTTATTAGGAATTGCGTCGTACCCAACACTGTGTATAGTCATATACTCAATTTCATCGTCAATTGGACCTATACGTTCATTATTTTTTAAAATAGTACTGGGGGGTGAATCAGATTCGTTATATTTCTTTGCGGTTTCGGATGTATTATCTTTATCAACAAATCTTACCATCGAATGACAATAATGTTTTACTACTGGGTCGCGATATGTGTCCTTCCTATTAGCAAGACTATAAACCAATGCACGACCCGTATTTTCTTTTCTATTATAAAACGGTGTATATCCAGGTACCCCAATCGCTATCTGATTACCAGCACTATCTACATCCACAGATGTACCGAACCTAGATTTTGTTTCTATAGATTCAGCTTGTCCAAGTACATCTTGATACCGTTGATCTAATACCCATTGACCTGTCTCCGCGTTACGAGAATATGTTGTAACTCTACCTGTATAATTTTTACCAGAAGTAAACGACGCCTCATTTCCTTCAAAACTTCGATTGTTATATACCATCGTATTCGGTGCACCGACAACCAATTTACCATCATCAATAGAAACCGAACTACCAAACATCATGTTACTACCACCCATCCATTCACCCATCTCATCATCAGTTATATTCCATTTAATATTAGCATAATCTTCAGTGTTGTATTCATTCTTTTTTGTTTTTATCACTTCTATACCACCATACCCGGGTTTTCCAGTTTGAGATGGTAACCCATCTAAAGTATCGTATCTTGATAGTTCCGGTCCTGAACGGGAATTTATATGTGGTAAAATAAAACTCTGTGCCCATTTACCCTTAGACTCCTCCGTATCTTTTAATTTATCATAAATATATACACATCCCACATTTTCGATCTTCTGATTAGATTTAGATATACTTTTACCCGGAGCACCTATAGCCATTACATCGTTACTAAAAGACACACTTGCACCAAATCTATCACCTTCTTCGAGAGATATACTAAAAGTATAGTCATCATCATAAACATCATCTTCTTTTGGTGTTATCATTTTTCCGCTACCCCAATCGTGACTATTTCTTGGGTTCATGTAATAAATAAAAGCCGCACCCTTACCTTCATTTAAACCCGGAGCACCTATAAGTACTTTACCTTCAGATATGGAAACAGAGGCTCCAAACTCAGCATCGCCTTTCAACTCTTTTATTTTAGCAAATTTTTTTCCGGTTCTAGATTTTTTAAATATATAAACAACATTTTTCGACAATAGGTGTCCATGGGGTTTTGTAGAACCTACTGCTGCAAGAACAGATCCATCATTTTGAACGCAAATCGAAACACTCGTCCCAAAACCGCCATATCCAACACCGTAAAATGGTTTACCACCCTTGTACTCATCAATTACTAGATCAGGAAAATACTCAATTTCATTATACTTATTAAAGTGAAGAAACATAACCGAACCCCGTCCACGAGAACTATATGTCCGAACGCTTTCGTATTTATCCGCTATTTGCCTTGACCCCATACTCTCTAGAGGAACATCCTTGCTAGTCCAGAATGGAGTCTTGGGATCATCATACCTATCAACTACTTTTCTTTTAAAATCATATAAAATTTGGTTTTGTTTTTCTTCCGATTTTAAATTTTCTAAACTAATAACATATTCGCCGTTTACGTCTTCAACCATTGGTGATCCTCCCATGTCTAAATAATATACGTCTCTGTCTTGACCACCGGATGGGATAACCAGTGGTGGTCCTTCTATGTCTATATTTCTTATAAACCCATCACGATGTTTCCATAATCTATCACCGTTCGCATTTTTATAACCAGTATACTTATCCGCATCGTATTGAGAATACATGCTATCCATGTCCCATGGCAAAACTCCATAAAAAGTCATTTTCCAAGGATCTCCTAATTTCTCTTCGTCTGTGAAATTCGTTCTATCTTTATCTATAACCTCATCGTAATCTCCATCTAAATATCTAACTCCGAACTTATCTGCGTATATTTTTCTACCATTCTCATCTTTATACCCAAATAAAATAGTTTGTTTTTTACCAACATTATGTCTACTAAGTGCATCGTCACCACCAGATCCTCCTTTCGGAGAGCTTATAATAGCTTCCCAAGGTGATTCTTTCTCAGCATCAGTAAACTCTGTTTTATATTTTTTATCGCTATAAAACATCGATTCGGTAATACCGTCGACATTTTCAATAGCCCATTCAATAACATCTTTTCCAGGTTTACGGGAGGTAATGTGATCCTGATCACCCGGAGATGTTATCGCTATGTAACCCTTATCAATCGAAACAGCTGTTCCAACTCTATCACCGTGATTACCACCTCTAATTATATCAATATTGTACCACTCGCCATCTTTGCTATCTCTTTTCATTATAAAAGCAGCACCAGAATTCTCCCACTCGTAAATTTCTTTTGTAGTAAGTATGTTGTTTTTAGGTTTACCGTCACTATCAAATTCTATAACATTAGTTGTACCGTCCTTTACTTTTAAAGTCATTCTTTTACCTTTACCCGTATTTGGTGCACCAATAACCATTATATCATCGCTTATAGATACCGAACTTCCATACTGACCCTGTTTAAAAGCTTCGTGTGCCTTTTTACCAAAACTCCTATCAACTGGTCTTGTCGGATTATCACCTATATCGTTAATCGGATACAGGGTTTCACTCTTTCTCCTTTCTGGTAAAGATGAATATGAAAATGCACCGGTTTCAAATTTGGGTGATTCTAAACTATTTAATTTTTCTGAACCTGTGTAAACATCATCATAATTATAAGAAGAGTCGTTGCCTCCCCAGTCCCAGGCAACGCCTGAAAACACTAGAGTGTTAACACCCACGGTAGTCGTACTTGTATACTTTGGTTGTTTAGGATTAAATGGAAATATTTGCCAAAAATGTCGAGCAGCACCTAAATTTGTATTAACACTTTGCCACATGTCGCTATGACTTTGTCTTACTTCAGTTCTCCTAGTATTTTCTGCTATATCCTCATCTGTATTCCCGTTCACGTTATAATCATACTCGTCCGGTAAAGGAATTTTGCTATTAGAAAATGTAGTATAGTTCGTTTTATATATTTCTGTACTCGTATTATCACTTTGTAATATTTCCTTAACCGTTACGTTAATACGAAACCTTGCATCAAGATAATTAAAAACAATACCCTTACCAATTTTCGAATCCGAATAAATTGTAAACATGGGTTCAGTTTTAAGAACATCGTCCCATGCAAAATTGTGATAACCATCGTAACTATAAACCTTTGAGTTACCGTCAATATATGGGTAAGCACCATTTGTATTAAACAAAGTGTGATTTGGTATACCAGTTTTATTTCCATTCAAAAATTTAGATTTATCTACTTTATAGCGTATTAAAGCCTTGTGTGTGTCACTAGATGTATATCTAGGGACATCATCTTTATCGGGTAAACTGAACGATTTATCACTTAGTTCCATTTTTTTAGTCGTTTCGTTATAAACCGGAACCTTTATCGGAGAATCAACTTCTGGTTGATTTCTATCGTTATATTCTTCTCGGACGTATCCATATTCAAGTTTTTCTTCATCAAGGTCATTTTTTAAATAGGCAATAAGAGGTATTACAATTTTATCATTAGGGACCTGACTAAAATTATCGTTAGCATATATCTCGTATCGATATTTAGCACCCGATTTACTATAGAAATTTCTAACATTAGTTTTAATAGCTTTAGACTTAGAAATAAAATCCCAGACCTTAGGCATAGTTTCTTGCCTGGTCACTAAAATTTCATCCTTCACCGTACCGGTACCAATACCTTCGAGTCGGCGTCGACGTACAATCATGGCCATGAATTTATGGTTACCAACACTCAATGTCAATTTATCAGTAACTAATTCTATATCCACAGACTCATTTGGTTGTATATTTACAGATGCTTTAACTCTATATTTTAACAAGTGTACCGGTGTTGCATTAATTATTTCATCATTTGATTTGTATCTTGGAAAAGTTAAACCTAAACCATCAGCAGAATAATTATCATTCATATCACAAATTATCAAGGAATAATCATCGACTTTGTCAGTATTTTGAATGGTTGTATTTATTTTAAGCTTTTTATTCAGATTATCCCACGTCCAGGTACTGGAATCCTCTTTGAATGTGGGTGATGCATCACCAGACGATTCACCAATTGCGTCTTTTGGTATTACAGAATCTGTTTTTTTTGCTTTGTAATAATCCGTCAAATACGTAATTTCGTCTTTTGTTAAAACTACGTCAAAATACGCGAAAGATGAAATCATTCCATCTATACACGGTGTTATCATACTGATTTTATCTGGTATACCGGGATACAGAAGTGTAGGATGATTTTCTGTAGTAGTAAACTCGAGAATCTCTTCTTGTGTTTCAAATAACGGAGTATCGGATGAAACAGTCTTATCACTTATCAGTGTAATTTTAGTTGCATACTCGGGAAACCTTCTATACCTTCTTTGAATAAAAGTCGCTCCGCCAGTACCAATACTCTCTGCATTATCAAGTCTAAATTCTCTAGTTGCATCACGTCTTAGATTATTTTCTACTTCACCCCTAAAAGTTTCCACTTCGTGAGTTTGTTTTTGTGTTATTATCATGATGTGCCATTCGTATTTAGAAACAACAAGTTCCGTCATTCTCCCATCGACCATAATTTTACCCTCATTTACACCTATTGAACCTTTTGCCCAAATACTACGGTCTGTTACCCTGTGTATTCCTGTACCTTCTTCAAATGTTCCCGGATAAATAATTTGATGGAGTTTACCGTGTATTAATGTTTGTGGCGTATCTACATCACTCGAAGTTGAAAAAACTAAAACGACAGAACGTTCTTTGCCTTCTTTTTTTTGAAAAGTTTGATTAGCAAAAAAGGTAATTGAACCCGATATACCAGCTTTAGTACCCGATTTATTATTTGAAAGTTTTAGTGTATTCTCATTAATGAGAATTTTTGAATTCGTACCTTGATTTTTATATTCTAATTGGTTTTCTTTTGTAGCAGGTGGTATGTGTACGTAAAATGTAGGCAATTGCTCTAAACCAATAGGTAAATCTTTACCTTTAACGATATGCGAGTATTCATTTTCAAAATCAGCTCGAGTCTTATCCGCAGTTATTTTTTCTGCAATCTTCGTTTTATACGTCTTTGGATTACACGAACCATTAAAAAAACCGTGTATAGAAGTTAAAATTCCTTTCGCATTATTAATTTTATCCTTCTCATCCTGCGTAGTTGCATCTTTTAATTTAGCCGCCACATTATAATTTACGTGATGCATATCATAATCTCTTTTTATACCTAGTAGATCTTGTGCGGCATATATTTGATCCATGGTTATACTGTTATCAATTTTATCTATATCAAATTTTACAAACGTTACATCCTCGATAATATCTTTAGTCTCAGAAGTATTACAAACAGATTGAAACTTTTGAGTTTCTCTTGAACTTTTAATATAATTGTTAACCATTTTTATACCAACAGTACAGTAACTTCCTTCGGTGTCATCGTCGTCTGGATTTTTACCAATTATATTGGTTTTAAATGTAGGATAATAATTTTTGTTGGAATTGTCTTCACCCCTTTCCTCTGTATACATCTTAAAAGCACCCTTTTCTGGTTTTGATACACTCGAACATGTTATAGATTTATCTTCGCCAACAATACACCATTTTAATGCATCGCTATCAATTTTTTGTCCCATAACGGTTTGTAACTGAAAAGCACCCGATTTACCACGGTCTTTACCCGTTGTATTTTTATAACTTAAATAAAATAGAGTCGAACAACTAAATTGTATACTCGGTACGTGATTCTCATCCATTCTCTGTGGCATCAATCCTGCAGTTTTCAACTTATTATTTTCATCAACATAATAGATATATCTAGTATTAGACAAATATTCATTTTGGTTGATGAAATTTTTCTGACGTACTCTACCCTCTATCTGATACCACCCTTCTTTCGGTAAATTATCGGCTACACTTGGCCATTTTATTTCAGGTCCTTCGACCTTTGTAAGTTGAGACTTTGTTAAAGTAATTTCATCTTTATTCACGGTAAATTCCTTAAGTGCGATTTTATTATTAACGTCTTTCGCGTTATAATATAACGTTAATTTTACTTTTCCGTTCGAAATCTTATAATCGAATACTGTATCTTTTAAAAAATTTACAGATACGTCAGTATAATTCTTTAGTAAAGATGGATCCGTATACTCTTTAGTAATTGTTCGTGTACCATCACCTTCTAAACTTGGAAATTCGCCGATCAATATCCATTTAGTAACACTATCAACCATACCGTTACGCCATGAAAAGTCTATAGATTCTATAGTATAACTTTCAGTTTTTTTGTAATGTATGTAAATCAATACAATTATTATGATACATAAAATGATAATTAGAGTATTACCATTAATCATTTTATATATGATAAGATTTAAATATAATTAATATTAGCCTGATTCATCCTCTACCTCTGCTGCTTCTAAATCTGCTTTGCGTTTCGCCTCTTGTTCGGCTAGGAATTCTGTATGATTATATTCCTTTCCATAGTCATCCCATCCATATTGATTTAACTTACATACACTCTTTGTAAGCTTATTACTAGAATAGTCGTTATAAAAGTTATTTTTAAAAAATAGAGCATCCTGATAGTGTGATTGATTACTGGGCCACAAATTTGTATTGTTCAAATTAAGACAGTTGTTCTCATTTCTGAGTTCACACAAAGTAGGACATTTGCCTTTAACTTTTTCTTCATCGGCACAATTATCATTACTCATTAATTTGAATACAGCGTCCATTGTGGTACGCATTTCTTGTCCCATTTTTTGGTATATCATAACGGGGTTGTCGGCAGTTCCCCAATTATCGCCAGCATATTCGTTCGCCCACTTTGTACCTTTTATATCTAGTTCTATATCAGCTTTTGTTTTTGGTTCACACCTTTTTTTATCTTCTAACGTACCGGCCCTTGGATCAATCTCAACTACAGGTTTCGTAGCAGATCCTCGCCAATTACAGATTGATCCCTCAAAATTTTTATCAAAGTCCGGTAATTGGCCATTAAAAACAGTTTTATTCCAGTTATTGAAAACGTCATACGTAGGTCTGTGACTTTGTGAGGATCTACCGGCGTGTGTCTTACTCGCATCAAAATCATCTTGTATAGTTTTGATTTTACCCGAAGTAGTTTCATTTTTTTTCTCCGCTAGACAAAGTTCCTTTTCTGTTATTGCTTTACACTGATCATCTATTGCATCTTTTAACGCTTTCACATCATCATCTTTAGGACACACTCTACCTTCATATCCCCCTGGATTATCTCTACCTCTTGGTCCATATTTAAATGTATATTCTCCATCTTCATCTTTCCATCGATCCCATTTACAACCATAACTACCCGAGTTTTTATTTCCATCGCATGTTTCTTTCATACGATATTCTTTGAGTAAATGTCTGAATGGTGGACTTGAATATATATCAGCCGTACTAAATTTACTTTCACAGCCACTAGATACTCCCTTTCTATCGTAATTACCTTTGTGTCTACACCCAGTTCCCCAATCTGGCAAATCGAAGCCAGCTTCCCCTTGAGTAATTTTTATATACCCGGGATTTGTGTAAAAAATTTTTTTACATATTTCATCCTTGGAATCATCGCCGGTATAACGAACATTTCTATTATCAGCTTCTTCTTTAACATCTGAAAAAGATCTATTTACACACTTTTTGGTATTTCCAGGGAATTTAAATGTGTTCCAACGTTTATTATCAGAGATTGGTTTCCATGCTACAGTTTTTTCAAACTCAGTACCTTTATCTTTCCCCAATTCAGTTGCAGTACACGTATTAGTAACTTTTTCTAATACAATTTCTTCATCGGATATTTTCTTTTCAATCTCACCTTCTTCACCATCATAATCTATTCTATACAAAAAACCATCCTTCATTATATATTTACGAGCATTATCTCGCCAAGAACCATCCTCTGTATTTGTAATTTCAAACTTATCCTTATATCCGTATTTTTCATTCTGATCTAGGTCCATTTCTCTATAAAATTTACGGTCTGTCGAATATTCCTTTTTACCATCATCAAACTTTATCTTTTTTGCCCCATATCCAAATAAACGCTGTTCAGCATATGTTATAAATGTTTTTGTCCACTTATTGTTATTCGCACTTCTTAAATAAAACTCGTTACTCCAACTTTGATATTTTTGTAAATAAAATATATCGTAACATGCTTTATTATCATATGTTTTATCTGAAAACTCAAATTCATTTCGGTCATTTATTATGAATTTTTTAGTACCCGTTTTAGATTTTATTCTATAATACCCATCTGAAAATTCAAAATCTTCATTCTTAAACGCGACAAAAGTTTTCGCGATTTTTGTAAGAAGGTCTAAAGTAATACTAAACATATTTTTTTTCAAATATATCTTTTTTGTAATAAGGGGTTCCGTTTCTTCGTTATAATAAACATCGACTTGCAAACCTTTATTTATAGTATATATAGTAAAATCTCGAGCTTGAAATGTAACTTCATTAGACTTAAAAGATTTGAAATATTCTGGGGATTCTTCCTTTTTTATTACTTTAGTTTCAAGAAGGGAAAGATTACCATCGTCATCGGCCCCTGTTAATTTAATAGTCCACTTATAAACATCTTCAAGTTTTTTGTTTCTCCAACTAAATGTTATACCTTTGGTTGTAAGAGTATACCCTTCTGATGTCATGCACTTTGCGAGTACCAGAACCACTACGGTAATACATAAAATGAATAATAACTTTCTATCAGTTTTAGTTATCATTTTATATACTACGAGATATTATTTAAATTGATTTTTAGTATTTTTCTTCGATCGCGTACCCTGATTTTTTAGATCTTGATACTACTGAGAAAACCATTCCCCCGCCGATAAGTATTAAAGCTAAGAATATTCCGATACCTTGCCAATCCATTTTTTTATATAGTATAATAATATAAAAAAAATGCGGCCTGTTACTTCGGTATTACTCGAGGCACTTTTGATCGGTATCATGTTACAGGTTTTAGTTATGGGTCTTACAAAATATGTATATAAAGGGGCGGGTGTACTTATAATATCAGGCGCACTCATACATATACTTTTTGAGTATTCGCCATTTGGTAATATTAATGAAAAATGGTGTAAAATGATATTTTAATTAAAATTCGTCTATTTCCATATCAACATTCATGTTTCTTAAAAGAGTCTGCCCTTTATTGGTAAGATCTTCTAAGGTATCATTCAGTTCTTTCAACTTATCATTAACATTCTCGTTATAATCATTCAAATAGTTTTTAAAAAAGGCTCGTGCATTACCAACATCGTGGCCTGCATCTAATAAACACCCTAAAGTGTATCTGTGTAACCGAATACCAAGTTCATCTGCACGTTCTTTTATAGCAGCTTTACGAACAGTTTCGGTTATTCTCTGACGCGGTTTTGTTTTACTAATCAGTTTCCGCGTATCTGTAATTTGTTGTTGTATTTGTTTCAATTCATTTTCCTCGTATTCTCTCTGTGCCCTTTCAAGTAATATCAAATCATTTTGGTACGCGATGTGATCTCTTTCCCAATTTCGTGTTCTACCCAATAAAAAATCGCGGAGTTCATTTTCTTCATCTGGATGTGCTAAAAGAGCACTATCATCTTCATCTTCGTTATCAAGGTGACCCACGGGTGAATCCGCATCGGCGTCTCGTAAATTATCATCTTCATAGTATCTATACCTATTTCCCCTCTCTGTTCGTATAGGCATAAATGGAACCATACGTTCGTGTGTGTTATCGGACATTACTTCTCTCAACATAAATCTTCTAGTATCATCGTCGTCAGAATCAGATTCGGTTTCTTCGTAATTTGAATTCGATGGTACAATAATATCGTGAATCTGTTTTATAGAATTACACATCTCTAAATAATGACCCTCAGATACATTATCAGAGTTTAAATCAATCAAACGCATTAAATTAGTAAGATGTTCCATTTTGATATTTTAAAATAAAAAATAAAAAAATCAACTTAGGTTTGCTACGTCTAGATTTATTTCGTAAAAAGAGTTTATAATATCCTGGTTTATACGCATAAAAGAACATATAGTTTGCATTTCATTTTCAATTGAATCGAGATTACGTATAAATGTTTCTCTCTGTCCTTGTCTAAATTCGTTTGTAAAACGTAAATATTCTTTAAAAAAATCATCTGAATTACTCGCGTATCCAAGTTCCTGTAATTCTTCTAACGTTTCACATATGGGTAACTCTAGAGCGTAACAATAAGCATCAAGTGCTTCTTTCTTAACACTTTTAGTTAAACGATACCTTTTTTTACACGTTTTCAATCCATTTTTTATTACTTTTCTCTCACGAACAAGGGCCATACAACGACCAATTATAGTATCTAAAGGGTTTTCTCTTAATCGGGGCGGTAAAATACGAATACGTCTGTTATTTCTAGAAATATCACGAAGTGTATTACAAATTTCTAAATAATCACCTTCAGGTATTTCATCCGAATGATTATCAACTAAACTCATGATTTTTTGGAGGGTAGATGTACTAGTAGTCATGGTATATATTAAAAGGTGTTATTTTTTATATGGAATTCATCTAAGTACGACTTATAAAATTCAGTCTCATTCGACACACACGGGTCAATACGTAAAAGTTTTTTGTAGGTATACACGTTCTTGATACCCAACTCTTTACATCGAGATGCAATAGCATAGTTTCGAATCGTTTGGGTCACATTCCTTCGTTTCGTGACACCCACGCGTTTTGACGTTTTCTTAGGGGTTTCGCAATTCTTTTGTTGCGCCTTGAAAAGATCAAATTCGTCTTTAAGAAAAAGAAACTGTTCTTTCCAATGATCTCTTTCTTTATATGTTTGAACTAGGTGCTTGTTCAGTGCGTAAAGTTCTGGGTACTTTTCTCGTGTTGTCCCCATATTTCAAAAGTACTAAAGCTTCAATTACTTCGCCTATATCTTTGTGCTTCAAGCAAAATCCGTTCTTACCAGCTCTACAATAACAGTTCTGGTAGGGACAGTTTGGTCGCATTTATTTTTTAATTTTTATGTATATTTTTTAAACTTAGGTTTCCGATTCACTTACAATTTCACCTTCTTCGATCTCTGTATCCGATTCAGAAAGCATTTCGCTTTCGTCATCACTTTCAAGATCACTTTCGGTTCGTACATCGTCGATATTATCGGGAAGAATGTCATAAAGATTGTCCCAGTTTACGTGGCTCTTAATTTCATAATCATCAATAAAGTCATCCATAGAAATTTTATCGGAAATACCCCAATCTTCTTGAAATAACCATCTCCAATAACCGATATCTTTGTATTCAATTTTAGAAGGGAAAAGTTCAATTGTATAATTTTCACCTTCTCTATATTTATTTCTATAAAGACTTTCAATAGTTTCTTCCACGTAAATATCGTACATGTGTTCTAAAACACCTACCGGTGACTCACAAACATTCATTTTTGGTTCAAAACAAAACGTAATGAAATGAGCTTGTCCATAAGTCGTTTCAATTTTTTTCTTAGAAACTCCCATGTAAGCGATATAATTTTTGTTACTATCCGGAATAAGGTGTTCGGGGTATCCGAATTCTGCGCGTAAGGCATAAACGTCGCAGCTTTTATTATTCAAATTACTACATAAATCATTAAGGTGAGAAAGTCTAACGAGCGAAGTACAGTTTTTTAAAAGTTCGTGTGTAAGGTTATTAGTCATTTTATATCATTAAAAGGTCTATATTTTTTAAGTATGATTAAACTTCCATCTTTCTTCGTGGTAACGTTTCCAAAAGGCATTCCCAATCTACATTTTCAGGTATTTTGTTTTTTATGTAAAACTTTTCACCGGATTCAATATCTTCAAAATACCTTTTCATATATTTAGTCCACATACGTCTTTCCGATCTGATAACATAAGGTACAATTATCATTTCCTTATAATCTACAACTGTTTCCACTTTGGGAGATAATTTATCCACGAGCATATTTAGAAAAGGTAACGTAATTTCTTCACATCCCTTATTTTCGTGATAAAATTGAACCATTCGAATATCTTTTCTATCACCCACTTTACTCAAACAAATATAACCGAGATACTTATTATCACCAAGTTCAGCCGGAAAATCATCTTTGGGTTTAAGTGCAAAAACCTCAACATCAATAGGCTCTATAAAACCCAAAGCACTAGACATGACATCATTCATATCTTTGAGCTCAACAATATCAGTATGCTTTTTTAACAAATTAAAAAATAAGGACATTTTTATTTTTTGATTTTTATATTTCATCAAGTTCACTTAGGTCTTCATCGTTCATTAATAATTCTTCGGCAACTATCTGATAAAAAGCCATTTTATATGCTAAGAATCCAAAAAGTGTTGCGCCCATATTAAAATCAAAAGGTAAGTTCATGGAATTCCACATGGATTCTCCTAAAGCAAGAAATGTAGGTACCAAGAGTCTTTTATTCAAACCCTGTATTTTTTCAATATTATCGACATACGTTGAAAGTGAATCTACATAAATATACGATGCTACTGTACCAATACTCGCAGATATACCGTCGACGGGTGTATGAAAAATAAAATGATACGTCGAAACCGCCGCACCATAACGTAGGGTTGTTTTTTTGATTTTACTTTTTATTTGTTCATATTCTGCTATACCTTCTTTTCTTCTAGTAGGACACGAAACTCTAAGTGTTTTTTTATAAGGATTTATTATACTTAACATTTCTTATATTACATTAAACTCTACTCATTAAGTATCTATATTTATTATAATATATCGATATTGATATTTTCGTCACCGAAATATTTCTTTTTGAAATGACGTTCTTTTTCGAGAAATTCTTCACATCTTACGATCGAATCGTTTATACGATTTTGAATATTAATTAATTCGTACTCGTATAAAATCTCATCTTTTTCTCTCGAAAAATTTCTCCATTTATCACCGAACATGGTTGTGTACTTTAGATTAAGTCTTTCGTATTCCAACTCGTTCAACATTAACCTGTATAAAACAAGAGAATACGAGTCATATTCATCGCGTTTAAAATCACGATGACTAAACTCTTCATAAGCCAATGTTTTCATACGATTATACAGTTGGTTCTCCCCATTTATTCCTCCATTTTCTAACCAACGTTTCGAGTCTTTCTTCTGCGAATCGTGTATTTCTTGGTTGTTTCCTCGGGGCTCCCGGGCACACGAGATTTTCGTATTCATATTTTTGAGATTTTTCCCATATGATCCTTTGAACGTCTTCGCAGAGTCCGTTTGTCGCTTGGCAAAAGGAAAGTTTATAGTCGTAAGTGTGTAAGTGCATGTATTCCATATCATTTATAGTTTAAAATTGTTAATTCTTTATTTATATTTAACAAACTTAGGTCTATAATCTCTAAATGTTTTGTCGTGTTTTGGATATTCTATAATAACAGTCTCACCTTCATCATTTTTTGATATAATCCTACCCTTCGAAAAATCAGGTGTTAACATGATATCCGCATACACAGTTTCAGGTTCTTTATTCTCACTGGGATGAATTGATGTATGAGATTCTGTAGATTTTAGTGATTTTGTTTTCACACCCAAAAACCGTGACACGCTCGAGTAAAACGCATACATATTTTGTTTATTATTTGTGTTTATTTTTTTATATTGTAAATACAAGATGGTTTCGCTCCAGGAGTTACCCAAAAAAGTACAGTACATAATAATTGATTCAAAATATGTAAATGGTTCAAACAATACATTTTCGATCGATTTAACACTCGAATCAAATTTACATTTAGAAGAAATGTCACAGGTATGCGGTCTAAAACCAGTTGATTTTTATATCACGCAAATTGGTCAGAATAACCCCAACAGTGATACGTATGTGAGTAGTGTTGCAAAATACGTCGATATCGTATGTGAAGATATACCAAAAAGAGCACAAATACTCGATGAAAGACACGGGCAAATTTTAGCACGTGTACCATTAGAAAGACATTATAATCATGGTGCGCATACAATCATAAGGGATAAACAATGGAAAGGGTTCCAAAGACAAACAAATTTATTTAATCCAATATCTATACAAAAACTAAATTTTAAATTATACGAGTATCAGGAAGATACAGATTACGTTACTTTACAACCCGATGCAGAATGGTACCTAGTCCTTGAAGTAACAACTGTAGATGTAAAAGAGAAACCGGTAAATAGAGAAGTTCAAATTCTAGAGGCGTTGCATAAACTTATCGGGAAGATAGATGAACTCAATATAAATGTTGAGAAACTTCCAGATAAGAATGATATAGAGAAAATGGAAAAGGAAAAAAGAAAAAAGATTCCGCTAATATACCTTTTTATATTTTTAATGTTTATTGGTGGTGGTTATTATTTACTAAATCGTAAAGTTTCGCAACCGGTACCTATGCAGATGCAGCCGACTTTTTAGTTGACGCTTTCTTTGGTGTAGCGGCTTTCTTAGCTGGGGTTTTCTTTGGTGTAGCAGCTTTCTTAACTGGTGCTGGTGCTGGTGCTGGTGCTGGAGCTGGTGCTTTCTTAACTGGTGCTGGTGCTGGTGCTGGTGCTGGAGCTGGTGTTGGAACTGGGGCTGGAGCTGGCGCCTTGATAATATCGGCAATTTGTTTAATTATACCGTATATTTCAGTTTTGTGAATTTTTGGTCTTTGAAGAGCATGTTCAATTTGTTCTCTGACAGAGTCCATCGCGTAATATATATAAAAGAAATATTATCTTTATACTAAATGTTATTCATAGGTCCAACTCTCCTGAGCGGAATAGGTCAACATTGTAAAAAATATATGGACATTTTTCCACCGGTTGGTTATACTAAATACATTGAAATACACGAAGAAATACCAGAGTCTGATAGTGCATTTATATTCGCACTCCCTGTAAAGTATTGGTTAGATAGAATACCCGAAATTAAAAGGAAGATAAAACATGTTACGTGTATGACAGTGTGCGAAACAGAGACTGTACATAAAGATTATGGTAAACTTTTTGATTTATTTGATAAAATTGCAGTACCAAGTGAATACTGTAAACAGATTTTAAAAAGACAGTTCCCTGATAAACATTTTTTTGTAATACACGCACATATACCCGATAAACGACCGTATACATTTTATCACATAGGTAATGTACACGATCCCCGAAAAAACTTTAACAAAATATTAGAATGTTTCGTACGATTAAATAAACCCAATACACGATTGATTGTTAAAGCAACGTGTAAATACCCAGTAAACATAAACATACCAAATGTAACAGTTATAAATAACCTCATATCAGATGAAGCTATGGAAGATATACACAGTAAATCAGATTGTTACATAAGCTTTTCTTCATCGGAAGGTGTTGGTATGGGCGCAGTAGAAGCTGCAATACGAGATAAACCCGTTATAATAACAGATTACGGGGGTGCAAAAGAGTATATAAACACACCGTATACAATTGAATGTGATTTACAAAAAATACCGAGGGATGATTTTTTATACGAAGCAGGTATGCAATGGGGAAAGCCCAATGTAGACCAGCTCATGGAATTTATGAATGATGCATATAATAAAAAATTAAGATACATGGATCATTCCAAAACTCGAAATCTTACGTGTAAAGAAAATATTTTACAAGAATTCGTCGTTAATGTAATTCGTGATAAAAATGATAAGTCCAGTCAAAATAGCTCCGGAAGTAAGTGACCCCTTTTGAGCGATTAACATGGCAACAATTTCATCAACGAATCCAATATTTGTTGGTTTTTTAAAAAGTTCGGGAATAATTTGAGATATAGCGAGGTAAAGCGCCATAGATATTATAACGGGTCTGAGTGTTTCCTGATCTAACATTTCTACTATAACAATATATTTATTTTTTAAAAATATTATAATGTTTTTTACAATATATTCCACATGTTGATTTAAAAGAACACTTTTTACCACTTATGGTTATAGCCTGGCATGTATTATCTTTGTGTCTATTTTCTACATGTTTATCTGGAACAGTATCTAAAAAAATTATTTTACTTCTCTCTCTTTTATCATCGTACTTTTTGCGAGATTCTCTGAGCTTATGAATACTTCTCGCAAATAGTTCACATTTATCCTTTTGGTTTTTATATAAACCCCTAGCAATATCTAAATCCTTTTTGTCATACAACGTGTTCATTCTGACTTTGGTTTTGATTCCTAATATGTTTTATATATTTGACGACTGAGGTTATAAAAATACATGTAATTATACCATTACATATAACATAATACCAAATATATTCATAAAACCCTAAAAA